GGTGATGGCGCAATGCTTGGCGCTGGCGTAGGACTGTAAGGAGCTCACATGGCTCGCAGACTGACATACGCTGAGCAACAGCGTTTAGCTCGCCGCACAAGTGACATCACTCGTTTGCAATCCGAGTACCAACGCTCGGTACAGGATTACACCGCAAGCGTAGGCCAAAAAGAAGTTGCTTTTAAAGCAGAAATGGACAAATACAACGAGTTGTACTCTGGTTATGAGGGCAGACTCAACGCTTTTAAATCACGCTTACAAGATTATCAAACTAAAGCAAAAGCTTATGCTGATGCTCCTCTAGAACAATACGCTGGATTTTCTGCAATACCTCGATTGGGTGCTAATGTTTACGGATCAACAAGATATCAAAAATATGGCAACCAAATTTATGGCCCAGTGGTGGCCTCTGGCCCATTTATTGAAAGCATGGTGCGTGATCCAAACGCTGAGCGTGGCGGTATTCCTACTTACGCGTTTAAGCTCAAACCAAATTACAGCCTGTCTGGTGATGTGATTGTTGGAAAAAGCGTAAACAATCCAGGCGAATTTACAGAGAAATTTACTGAGGCCGCGCCCACAGCTCCGGCATCAATGGATATTGCCGCTGAAAAAGCAAAGCTAGACGAGGCTAAAGCATACACAGAGCGCGAGGTTGATGAGCGCACCAAGTCAAGAGTAAGAGCAGTACAGCGTGCTAATGCTCGACCAATGCTGTCAAAAGGGACAAACATCAATGGATAAAACCAAAAAAGAAGTTTGGGAAAAAGATCGGCCTAAAGAGCTTGGCAAGTCTAAAGAACTTAGCGCCATGCAAAGAAAAGCCGCAAAGCGTATGGCGCAAAAAGCGGGTCGCCCATATCCCAATTTAGTTGACAACATGAGGGCGGCGCAAAAGTGAGCGACATGGAAAATATGTACGAGGACAGTCCAAAATACAAAGGCAACCGATTAAAGGTTGATGACATCATCAAACGCGCTGAGGTTGCTCAGCGTAAAAAAGATGAGTTTGAGTCACTCTACCGCGATGCGTATGAGTTTGCCCTACCCCAACGCCAGCTCTATGGCTATTGGGAGGGTCAGGCACAGGGCGCTAAAAAGATGGCCAGAGTGTTTGACTCGACTGCAATTAACTCGACTCAGCGCTTTGCCAACCGTTTGCAATCTGGCATATTCCCGCCTCAGCGTAAGTGGTGCCGCTTAGAGGCCGGCCCAGATATTCCAGAGGATCGCCGCGCTCAAGCCTTAGCAATCCTTGATTCGTATAACGACAAAATGTTTACCGTCATTAAGCAATCTAATTTTGATATTGCGATTGGCGAGTTTTTGCTTGATCTAGCTGTTGGCACCGCTGGTATGTTGGTCTTGCCTGGAGATGATGTCCAGCCGATTAACTTTATTCCTGTGCCAATGTTTTTAATCTCTTATGAAGAGGGAGCAAACGGTCAGGTGGATAAGATTTATCGCCGGATGCGAATGAAAGCCGAGGCCGTCAAACTGCAATGGCGTGACGCTAAGTTTTCTGAGGTGGTGCAACAGCGCATCGACTCCAAGCCGACCGATGAGATTGAGCTATTAGAGGCCACCGTTTACGACAATGACCGCGGTGATTGGTGCTACCATGTAATTGATAAGATCTCTAAGGAAGAAGTTGTTTATCGCCGCATGAACAGCTCGCCATGGGTGATCTCGCGTTACTCTAAGATTGCTGGTGAAATTTATGGGCGTGGGCCACTATTGACCGCCCTCCCCGACATCAAGACCCTAAACAAGACTCTTGAGCTAGTCCTTAAAAACGCATCATTAGCTATCTCTGGCGTATATACCGCCGCAGATGATGGTGTACTGAATCCCCAGACGGTCAAATTAGTACCAGGCGCGATTATTCCAGTTGCGCGCAACGGAGGCCCACAAGGTGAATCGCTTAAGCCATTGGCTCGCTCTGGGGATTTCAATGTCTCGCAGATTGTTATCCAGGATCTACGCGCCAACATTAAGCGCACCTTGCTTGATGAGAGCTTACCTCCTGACAACATGAGCGCACGATCGGCAACCGAAGTTGTCGAGCGCATGAAAGAGCTGGCGCAGAATCTCGGATCTGCCTTTGGCCGTCTAATTAACGAGACTATGGTGCCATTGGTTGCTCGCATTTTGAGCGTCATGGATGAGCGCGGCTTGATTGATCTACCACTGCGCGTCAACGGTCTTGAGGTTAAGGTTTCCCCAGTTGCCCCGCTTGCTATGGCGCAAAACATGGAGGAGATCAACAATGTCATCCAGTTTATGCAGATTGCTCAAACGCTTGGATCTGAGGGTCAATTAGCCGTTAAGACTGGTGATTTGATTGACTTCTTAGGCGACAAGTTAGGTGTGCCAGCGGCCATTCGCAATACTCCGGCCGAGCGTGCGTTCCTCATGGAGGAGCAAAAGAAACTCCAGCAAACCGATGCAATGATGATGGCTATGGCTGGCCAACAGCAAATGGTTGCTGAAAGCCAGCAAGCCGCCGCAGAATCAGGAATGATGCCTCAATGACTTGTCAGCCCTGTGTAGTAGATCCAGGCGTAGCACATTATTTTGGCGATGGGCTGTATGCAAAAGAGGCAGTAGTGCCAGCGGGTTACTCCGTTGGCAAACACATACACGCTTATTCGCATTTATCCATTCTTGCTTATGGCAAAGCCAAGGTGACGGCCGGTGATGTTGTCACTGAGTACCTTGGCCCTACTTGCATTGAGATCAAGGCTGGTATTCCCCATCAAATCGAGGCAGTAACCGATGTGATCTGGTACTGCATCCACGCAACAAACGAAAAAGACACTACAAAAATAGACGAGATTCTTATAAACAAGGAGGTCTGATGGCTGGTTGGGATGAGATTGAGGCGATACAAACAAATCTAGAGCCTCAAAAAGGCAACGATCAAGACAAGCTGTGTCTACGAGTATTTGGCACAGAGGATGGGCAACGGTTACTCAAGTGGTTGCGCGAGCAAACGATTGAGCAACCTTGTTGGGGGCCAGGCTCAGATCCGAGCTATGGCTATTTTTTAGAGGGGAGATGTAGTCTTGTAAAAGAGATTGAATCCCGCATTAATAGAGCGAGAAATCTATGAGCGAAACAAACGATGCAGTAGTCGAGCCCAGTGAATCGACTGGCCTACTTGACGGTGTTGAGGCACAAGACAGTAGCCAAGATTCTCAGCAAGACGCAAAAAAATCCGAAATCGAACACCGCGCCGCGGACTCGATACCAGAGGATGAGCCCATTGACCGGCCAGATTATTGGCCAGAAAACTTTTGGGATAAGGAAAAAAATGAGCCTGACCTAGAGGGAATTGCAAAGTCCTGGAAAGACCTCCGCAAGATGGTTTCAAAAGGTGCCCACAAAGCGCCTCCAGAGGGCAAGTACGACCTATCCTCCTTTGGTGACAACGCAGAAAACCTACCCATGGTGCCTGTGTTCAAAGAATGGGCGGCCGCCAACGGTGTCAGCCAAGCGGCGTTTGATGACCTAGCCGGTAAGCTAACAGCCATGCTTGACGAGGCTCAATCCAATGTGCCAGCGATTGATCCAGTTGCCGAGCGTAAAGCGCTTGGCCCGAACGCTGATGCCAAGATTAATGGCATGGTAAGTTGGGCTCGCGGCCTAGTTAACAAAGGCGTGTGGTCAAAAGATGACTTTGAGGAGTTCAAGATCATGGGCGGCACAGCTCGCGGTCTAAGTGCCTTAATGAAAGTGCGCGAGGCTTTTGAGGGTCGCATCCCAATTGAGTCATCGCCAATTGAGGGAGCGCCAACCGATGCTGAACTGCAATCCATGGTCGGCGATCCTAAATATCAAACCGATCCAGCCTATCGTCAGAAAGTTGAGCGCTTGTTTAACGCACGATACGGCCAATAGATAGTGACCTCCTTCACCTACAACCGAGGGTGAAGTTTACAGACCCGCCTAGTGCGGGTCTTTTTTTTGTTTGTATAAAAACCAAATACACCTATTGCAAGTTATACAAAATCCAATACAATCAGGATTAAGGCATATCGCAGTTGTCAAGCGACCCTTTAATGATTGTGACAACAATTGGCTGACAACCTACTGTAAGCATTAGGCCCTCTATCCAGAGGCTCACCGACAGCGATAAATAACTTTTTAACTTTTTTGAAAGGATTACCAAATGGCTATTAATTTATCCACAGCCTTTGTAACCCTGTTCGATGCGGAAGTTAAACAGGCGTATCAAGGCACCGCCAAACTACGCCCCGCTGTCCGCGTTCGCTCAGGAGTCGAGGGTTCTACTTATAAGTTCCCAAAAATTGGTAAGGGTGTAGCACAAGTACGCATCCCCCAATCTGATGTAACCCCATTGAACATCACCTATGGTCAAGTTACCGCTACGCTCGCTGACTATATCGCCGCTGAATACAGCGATATTTTCATGCAAGCTAAGGTTAACTTTGATGAGCGCGCTGAGTTGGTAAAAGTAGTTGCCAACGCTATCGGCCGCCGTCAAGACCAGTTGATCTTGGATGCTTTGAACGCATCTAGCACCAGCAACACTGTTGCGGCTTCTATTGGTGGCGCAAACACCAATATGAACTTAGACAAGTTGATTGCCGCTAAGAAAGCGCTTGACGCAAACAATGTGCCAATGGACAACCGCCACATCATCATTCACGCCAATAACTTGGCTGGTATGTTGGGTGAGACCAAAGTAACCTCCTCTGACTTCAATACCGTTAAGGCATTGGTTCAGGGCGAGATCAATACTTTCCTTGGTTTCACTTTCCATGTGCTTGGTGATCGTACTGAGGGTGGCTTGCCTCTCTCGTCTGGCGATCGTACCGTTTATGCGTTCCATCGTGATGCTATTGGCCTTGCCGAGGGTATCGCTCCTAAGACCGAGATTAACTACATTCCTGAGAAAACCAGTTTCTTGGTTGCCTCTATGTTCTCGGCTGGTGCAGTGGCTATTGACGATGAGGGTATCGTCAAAATCACTTGCGATGAAAACGGCGCTTAATTAAAGGAGAAATAATATGGCATTTTCTGCTACTGGTTTTGTGACCGTATGCGCCGCTAAGAGTGGTCAGGCTCCTAGCATTTACGCATATAAAACTGCTGACACAATCGCTGATGTCAACACCACCGGTTATTTCAATAGCTTGGCAAATACGCTTAGCGTAGGCGACTTGATCTATTGCGTAACCTCGACTGGTTCGACCGCAGTTGCAACCCTCGTTTATGTTCTCAGCAACGCCTCTGGTGTTGTCGATGTAAACGATGGTACGACTTTAGCCAATACTGACGGCGATTGATCGTGATGTAAGCAAGGGGCTACCTCTTACCAAAGGGGTAGCCCTTTTTTATAAGTGAGGACTGTATGGCCGCTGGAGATACCGCAGTATCAATTTGCTCTGATGCACTAATCCTTTTGGGCGCTAAGCCCATTTCGTCATTTAATGACGGTACGGATGAGTCCAATACGGCCGACCGTTTATATCCTGACATTCGGGATAGCGTGCTTTCAATGCACCCATGGAGCTTTGCTTATAAAAAAGTCAAACTTGCTCGACTAGTTACTACTCCAGTATCGGAGTGGAAATACGAGTATCAGTTGCCAGGCGATCGTCTTGGCAATCCTAGAGCTGTATTTGAAACAAACAATTTATATGCCCGCCCCGTCAAAGAATGGGAAATCCAGGGCGACAAACTAATTACAAACTATGAGGAAGTCTATATTGATTACCCATATCAGACCCCTGAGTTTGCAATGCCACAGTATTTTGTGCAGTTGCTCAAGTACGCAATGGCTTGGCACTTGGCTCAGCCTGTAACTGAGCAAGAGGCTAAAGCGCAATATTGGCAAGGTGTGGCATTTGGTGGGCCATCGGAGAATGGCCGCGGTGGATTCTTTAGACAGGCCGCCAACATTGACGGCCAAGGTCAGCCCCCGCAAGTGATTGAGGATTACGCTCTAGTTGCCGCGAGGTTTTAATGGCTCGCTTTATTGACTTCCAGACTAACTTTTCGACTGGAGAGCTTGACCCATTATTACGAGCTAGGGTTGACATTCCTCAGTATGACAACGCGCTGGCCAAGGCGACTAATGTTGTCATCCAGCCACAAGGCGGTATGCGCCGCAGAGCTGGCTCCAGACACATCCTAGAGTTGCCAAACTCCAGCACTCCAAGCGTTGCCAACGGTGTGCGCCTAGTGCCATTTGAGTTCTCGGTCGATGACTCCTATATGCTTTGCTTTGTCGCCGGCCGGATGTATGTAATTAAAAACGGATCAGTTGTTGCCAACATTAATGCGACTGGCAATAACTATTTAACCGTTTCAAGCATTACTGGTGCCATGTTATCAAGCATGACCTGGACACAATCGGCCGACACGCTGATTGTTGTTCATCCAGATTTACAGCCAATCCGGATTGTTCGCGGCGCGAATGATGCGAGTTGGACTGCCAGCACAATTACATTTGACTCGATTCCTCGCTATGCGTTTACGCTTTCCGTTACTAATCCATCTGGCACGATTACGCCTGATCGAGTTAGCGGTAATGTGCGGATTACTGCGTCAGCTGGAGTATTTAATTCTGGCCATGTAGGTCAATACATTAATGCCAGTCCACAGGGTCGGGCCAAGATCGTAGCCTTTGTCAGCTCGACCGTAGTTGACACCATTGCTGAATATCCTTTTTTCAATACGAGCGCAGTAGCCAACGGTTCATGGGAGCTTGAGACTGGTTACGAGGATGTTTGGAGCTCTGGCCGCGGATGGCCAAGGACTGTAACTTTCCATGAGGGCCGCCTGTACTTTGGTGGATCAAAGTCTCGGCCATCTACCGTATGGGGCAGTAAGGTTGGATTGTTTTTTGATTTTCAAGCTACCGAGTCGTTGGATGACGATGCAATTGAGGCAACGCTTGATACCAACCAGCTCAACACAATTATTGATATGACAAGCTCGCGCGACCTCCAGGTATTTACCTCTGGCGGTGAGTTCTTTGTGCCACAAACAGGCACAGATCCAATCACGCCAGCCACGCTGGTATTTAAAGCAGTATCGCGTAATGGCATGAAACCTGGTACGCGCGTTGTCTCTCTTGAGACCGGCACCCTATTTATACAGCGCCAAGGCAAAGCCCTTAATGAGTTCTTATTCTCGGATGCACAGCTCACCTATGTGACTCAACGCATCTCGCTGTTGTCAGGTCACTTGCTTAAGAATCCAAGCCGCATTGCTTTGCGTAGAGCGACCTCGACTGATGAGGGTGATCTATTGCTATTGACCAATGTGACCGATGGCTCAATTGCTGTCTATTCTATTTTGCGTAGCCAGCAAGTCGTAGCACCATCCGAGTGGATTACAGATGGCGAATACCTAGATGTTGGCATTGATGTTACATCAATTTACTGCGTGGTTAAGCGTACTTTTAATGGTACGGTTCGCTATTTCTTAGAGCGCTTTGATGACGCCCTATTTACTGATTGCGCTTTTACTGGAGCCGCGGCCGCCAGTGCAAGCAGTTTGCCCCATATTGGCAAATCCTTAAATGTCATTACAGATGGAGTGCC